CTTTGGCTATCTATTGGATTCAGCAGATATGCTGTGCCTTTAAGAAGCTGGAGGCGGATTGCACCCTTGAAAAAGGAGCAAGCCTATGTCCGGTTTGAAGAGTGTGAGAATGAAGTTCGAGAGTGGTCTACACACGTTGAGCCTCGTCTTCTTGACGATTTTCGCTTGTGTGCTGCTACTCTTTTTGGCACAATACTCTCAGATATCGATCGAAAGATCTCACGTCTGGAACACGTACCAAAACATGGTCCTGGTGCAACGGCTGATAAACTCACAGCCAACGCCAGATACTGGCAAGTCGAGTGGGCCGAGAGGCTCCAACCCTTCTTCCCAGCTGATGCCTTTATCTCCCCAAATTTGGGAGAGTCCGGTCTCAGCCATGTGGACTTCATCGAACCTGGGCGTGAGCGACCCGTTAGGGTAGTTCTAGTCCCTAAAACGTTGAAGACGCCACGAGTTATAGCAATTGAGCCGGCTGCCATGCAATACGCACAACAGTCGATTCTTGAGCTTCTCGTGCCTGCCCTGGAGAAAAAGTATCCCAGGACTCTTGGTTTCACCGATCAAACGGTTAATCAAGTGAGGGCGAAAGAGGCCTCACGGTCGCGGGTGCACTGCACCTTTGACCTATCGGAGGCTTCCGACCGCGTTTCCAATCTGCTCGTCCATATGCTTCTATGCTCGGCGCCGTCCCTTCACGGGGCGGTCCAGGCGTGTCGCACTAAACGGGCGGACGTACGAGGTAAGGTCATTGACCTCGCCAAGTTCGCGTCTATGGGTTCTGCTCTATGTTTTCCAATTGAGGCTATGGTCTTCTTGACCGTGCTTCGCATGGCGGACTGTAAGAGCAGACGTGTCAGTGCAGGATCCCGGGTTGGTCTTTCTGACTTCCTCCGGAACACCTCTGTCTACGGGGACGACTTAATCTTCCCCGCAAGACTTGCACCCCTATCAGCTGATTTTCTCACGACCTTCGGGTTGAAGGTGAATCAGCACAAGTCTTTCGTGAAGTCCAACTTTCGAGAGTCTTGTGGTGGCGACTTCTTCAATGGTATACCGGTCAAACCGGTGTACTATAGGAGGATACCAGAGATGGCATCGCCGCGTGATAGGCGTATCTCGCTTGTGAGTCTCGTGTCCACACGCAATCAGCTTTATGAGGCTGGTGCGTGGAGTACGGCAACTTTCCTCGACGGTAAGATTCGGAAATTAATCCCGTTTCCCAACGTTCAGGATGATTCCCCAATTGTCGGACGTAAGTCCTTCTTGGGTTATTCGGTTGACCGATACTCTCCGACACTACACCGGCCTGAGGTTCGCGGTCTTACGATCGCTCCTCGGAGTCCGGATGATAGCTTGGATGGTTACGGTGCTCTCATGAAGTATTTCCTCAAACGGGGCGAAAAGCCACGTGAAGAGGGACATCTTCTGAGGTACGGACGTCCGCGATCCGTTCACACCAAGATCGCGTGGGCCACCC